CTCTGATGAGTGGAACGCACTAGCACTGAAATTGCTTGCCAAAGGAAATTATATCTGCGTTGGTGATTACAGCAAATATGGCCCTCGCCTTTTAACCGAGTTTGTTGAAATGGCTTACGACCTCATGAATGACTGGTACGACCTCCATGGTGCTCCTAAGGGAGACCATGATGTCCGCAACATTTTGAAGAAACGCGTTGTCAATTCCAAAAACATGGCTGGCGCTCAAATATTCACCCTGAATTGTGGAAGCCCTTCTGGCGCAACCAACACTGTAGTCATCAATTCCATGTGCAACCAGATGTATATCCGTTGCGCTTGGATTGGGATTATGCGCGAATTGTCACCTGCGCATGTTGGTCTCCACCACTTCACGAAGAATGTTGAGTTTGTCTGCTATGGCGACGACGTTATCTTCTCAGTTACTAAGGAGTTCATAAACCTTTTCAACAACCAAACCCTCCATCAATATTTCGCCCGGTACGATGTTAAATACACCGATGTTCGTAAAGATGGTTCAATCCGCCCTTTCTGTTCAATTACAGAAGCCACATTCCTGAAAAATGGATTTAAGTGGTATGGCGAGACTTCCCTGCCTGGGGGAGTTTGGATCGTCCAACCCAACATAGAAGACGTGCTTGATACAACTAACTGGATAAGAAAACCGAAAGGAATGCCTGAACCTGATGAATTGCCGACAGCTTTCATTGAAGCCGCACACGTGAACTGTTCCGACAGTCTTCGCAAAATGTGGTTTTATGGACGAGAAGTTTTCAACGAGTTCAAAGAAGCGCAAAGAGAATTCTGGACGCAATTTGAGCACAATGGAAGAAGATGGGTGCCCCCATCCTTCGACTTTGACGCACTTCAACTGGAACTTGGCTATCCACTACCAGCTGGAAATATTGAATATGACTTCATCGGAGGAAAACTTGATGAATTCAAAATAAAATATGGTTATGCGGTACCTGATCCGCAAATATTAACACAGGACTTAAAAGTTCCTGATTATGGTTATGCTCTGCCTGATGAGCAAAATACGGCCCTTAAGGCCCTAAATTTAATTGAAAACTCGCAGAGCGAAGCTTTGGCCGCCGCCTCGAGTCAACAGGTAAATATCATTATCGACTCTCCAGAACCGGAAAGTGTAACGTCTGCATTCAACTGCTTGCGCGCTTTCCGTCAAAAGAAGTCAGTAGATCCCAACTCAAACGGCTTGGGGGTTCGAATCCCCCTAGATAGCACAGTGGAGTTGGCAAACAAATAAACAATAAATTAC